TCTGTGTACTGGTCAAGGCTGACTAGCGGTGAGACTCCATGCTGTCGTGCCATGAAGTACGTGCCCCACTTGATATCAACTCCAAAGGTTTTCTGTAAACCAATCTTGTAGAAACCAAGTTGTAATGTATTGGAAGGTGTCTGTTGAGATGTCTTCAAGTCGACGATAACGAGTTCGCCATTGACTTCAAAGACTCTATCGAGAATCATCTTAACAGGAACACCAGCAAACTTGGGTAACATTTCAAGTTCGATGGCAGGTACACCTTGCGGTGTCTTCCATATCTTCCAATCAGTATTGGCTTTGCGCCAATCAATGTAGGCTTGCACCCATCGAGGACCTGACTCATGCCAAAAGGATTCGTCTTCCTTGTTAGGGTTTGCCTTGGTTGCCCTACCGCCAACACGTGCATTGGTTAAGTCGGTGTCACCAAGTTCTTCGGCCCATGCTTTAGACCACAGCTCATGTATCATACGTTCTCCAAATCCCATAGTTCGGTAGCACGGTGGAATGCTGACCCACCTACCGACCAAACAGATGGCGCTTCGGGTACCATCAGGAGTCGGCCCAGGTAATACTGGTACCCACAATCCACATAGGTCGAGAACGCAGAATATGAGACATGCTCAGGTAATGTATATTCTCCGAGTTGTATCATCGTGGTGTAAGTATACACCATCGGTCAGGCCATGTAGGTTAGCAGCCTACCTTCTAGGTTCAGACTCATGTGTATAATTATATATAATAATATAATATATAGACCCCGAAGGGGTCTTATATATATTATATAATATATATATTATAAGGGGATATAATGGCTGAAGTGATTATAGGTGCGCTAGTTGCACTAGCGATTCGTGATGTAGTCTACGAGATTGTAGATAGATACAACAACTACCGACACAAGAAAGACTGGGATGCTTACTCTGAATACCTTGAGGATTTAGAGGCTGACGACGATTAGAATTTCTAGCTCCTGCCACCAGGGGTGGTCGGACTTGCTTGGCTAGAAATGACAAAAGGACCCCCTTCCATAGCAGTGATGCTAGGGTTGGGGGTCTTCTTGTCTTAAAATGCCCTTCTAGGGCTTATAAAGGCTACTCTGCAGAGCCAGGACCGTAGTCCTTTGAGTTCTTGCTAGCCCATTTGGTCAATGGTGCAGCTAATGCGCCGATTACTACAGCGTACTGAGGTGCCATATCTGTGACGAGTGCGATACCCATAGTCACAGCAGCAGCCACAACTGCCAGCGCGTAGTCCTTGAGAGCTTTCTTGTGCTTCTCAGATAATTTGAATCTCTTCATTTGGTATCCTTCTTTGGTAGTGGTTTTACTTTGGAAACAATTTTGCCTACTGCTTTAGCGTCTCCCAACCAAGGAAACCAGGGCGAATCGTCATCACCTGAGTTGTCATTGATTGAAATATGTATGTGCTTGTTATGCTGGTTTGAGCCCGTGTAAACGCTGACCCCGTTTTTCTGGGACCAAATTTTACCCTGGAATATCAGGTACTTTACACGCTTGTCGTCTTGCAACTTAATGAACAAATCAACACAATTGATTCCGTTCTTTGGGTCGTGGGTTAAATCTACAGCGTACCCAGTGTTATGGTCAGAGTTAGGGTTTTGCTTGAGATGCTCCTTAGATGGAAGTAAACCGTCACTTGCTTTCTTCCTCTTCGGAAATAGCGCAGTCGCTTGGCGAAGCACAGCAATCGCAGCAGGTGTCGCTTTCTTGGCTACAGGTTTCATTCATTCCTTCCCCTTTGAATCATAATCTGATAGAGAATCTCTACCTTTTCCTCGAGTCTAATGACCGAATCTTTTAATGAACTCCCAGAGTTCGGCTTGAGTTCACTAAGATAGTGCTTAACTAACCAGCGCACGCTTCCAGCAAATGCGGTGACGATTGCAATGATTGATACGATTAGTCCAGCCCAGTTTGATGCGGTCATTGATTGCGCTCCTAAGAGTTATACGGTACGGATGGTTATGTTGATGACACCGCCGAAGCCGCTGAAGCGCTTGTCAGGTGGTGTTGCTCGCTGAAATGATACTTGTTCAATAACTGCTTGACGAGATTCGCCAGTAGTTAGGTCTTGCCAGGTGAGTACGTCACCCAATTCTTCTACATCTTCAAGTGCTTGAATCTTTTCAAAGGCTTTGCCTTCGTATCCAACCATTGAATTATATCTGTCGGTCTCTAAATCAAAGCAGTAAACAGGGAACTGGATAACACGTTGACGAGGTGTAGCAATAGTTGCCTTAGCCTGATAGCCCTTGAATACAGGACCCTTGGTGTTATCGGTGCCGTCACGATAGAGGATAAACTTATAGGCTACATATTCCTGCGCTGTTGCAGGAGAGGATGTAGTTACTTCGATAGGGTCGATAGATGCATCGTATGAGATATGGTCATACTCTGTACCTTCTTTGTCCACAGTCTCAAGAGTCATTGAGCCGTAGGTGAACTCACCGCGTCCAAGCAAACGCTTAAAGTTTTTAGGCTCAAGAGTTCCATACCTGATATTACCTGTAGTTAGGTAGCCTGATGTGCGAAGAGTTGATGCGCTTTCAATGTAGATAGTACCATCTGCTGTTCCAGTATTTGCTGTGCAGAATGTAAGTCTATCCGCTACCGTTGGGTCATCGTTACCAATAAAGGCACACGCTGTTGTCTTATATCCAGTAACGCCATCTATATATAAATCGTTAGCGTAAGCAAAGCGCAGGGTTTCTAACTCATTAGATAGGTCAATGCGGATTACCCCAGGCTCACCTGCTACTCCTGTGGCACACCATACATAGTGGTCACGGGAAGCAAAGTCAAAACAAGGCTGTGATGTTTCCACGATAAGTGGACCATAGTTGAGTGAGCCATCTTGGTCAGATACTGCTGCCACGCGTACGCCTCTGTTAGTGCCAATCAACATATAGCCAAGGTAATAATGAATCTTGTGGACAATTTCACCAACTGGAAGTTCTGCTGCGGTAATTGCTGATGTAAGAGTAGGCATTACTCCAGCGGTAGATAGTGTGAACTTTTGTATGGTTGATTGAATACCATTGTAACCAGCAACATAGATAGCGGGACCCGATGCTGCTATTGATGTATAAACGTGTCCAGTATTTGAATTAGTGTAGACTGCGGTAGGCATAGCGCTCGCTGATGTAGAGAACTCATATACCTTGTTGTCAGCACAGAGCACAATACGGTCCTTGACATACTCCATTGCTGCGTTGACAACTAGCCCAATCTCATCAAACATAGTTACAACGTCCGCGCTGGATGCGGAAGAGCCAGTCAATGGCTTCTTGTATACAGTCTTCTTGGTTGCCGTATTGGTAATCCAGTAGGCGTATGTACCGTCATCGCACATAGCATACACTGGTGTGTCAGTTCCAGCATTGTAGTCAACAAAGTGAGTTACAGTTCCGTCTGCTGCAATTTTATCAATATCGTATTCATCTAATAACAATACGCCTTTTGTTGTGCTCCATTTAATTGGGCGCAAGTGTTGCTGTGTGACACCATTAGATGCAATAGGACCTGTTATTGTGTGAGTAGATGTGCAAGACTTGAGTAGTGTTACCTGTCCCTTGGTCCATACATCTACACCTTTAGAATCAGCAAAGCGATAGCGCCCGTTCTCATCTGTTGTTGCAGGGTCAAAGAATTTGATACCTGAGCCAGAGTGGAACGATGCTTGGCTGCGAATCCACCAACCAGTTAGAGACTGCTCGCCAGGCTCGCTACCATTGTCGAACTGGTCCTTACGAAAGGGTGCAGTCTGACGGATATAAGGGCGTGAGTCATTGATTGCATAGAAGAATGGGAGTCCACCAATGGCTACGTCGTAAGACATATCGGTGTTCTGCCAGATTGCTGTAGAAGAAACTACACCAATGTCAACTGCGATAGACCGTTCGGCTCTACCATCTGTTATGTCACGACCAGCCACGTTACTCCTTAGATAGAAAAGTTTTAATTAAAATACAATTGTTCCAGAGCCAGCAGTAAAGCGATAAACTCTGTAACCAGAACGACTTGGTTGGTCATATGTAAGACCTGAAATAGAAGTCGGTGCTGCAAATGTATCTGGGTAAGCAATAACTACTACACCAGAACCGCCAGTGCCACCAGCGCGGTCTTGACCACCGCCACCACCGCCACCACCTGTGTTGGCAGTTCCATTAGAGCCAACGGCAACGCCTTTACCACCGTTACCTCCACCACCAGTTCCACCAGTACCACCGCCTGCTCCACTGTTCCAAGCACCTCCACCTCCGCCACCTGCGTAAGTTACCGATGTACCTGTGATTGATGATGCTGTTCCATTTCCACCATTACCAGCAACGTTTGATGAAGCGTCTGTTGCAGCAGAAGAAGCACCACCGCCACCGCCTCCACCCCAGTTAGAAATATTAGGGCTATTTTGAGAACCGTTATTGCCTTGCGATGGAGTTGTACTTGGAGTGTTACCCAATCCTCCGCTCTGGATTTGACCAGAAGAGCCACGCGCTCCCGCTCCGCCACCTGAACCACCAGGTCCGCCATCTATATCATAGCCACCATAACCACCACCAGTAGATGTAATTGTAGCAAATACTGAGTCACTACCCTTACCGCCAGATGAACCACTGCCAACTGATGACGAACCATTGCCAACTGTAATTGTGTAACTTGTTCCAGCGGTTACGCTAAAACCTGTTCCAGTTCTAAATCCGCCCGCACCACCAGCGCCACCTGCTCCATTGTTTCCAGCACCACCTGAACCGCCACCAGCAACAACAAGGTAATCAACGCTTGTAGGAGTAAGAACCGTGTAACTACTTGCTATTGTTCCAAGTATTTGCATTACGCGCTCAAATCGCCGACAAGAACCCAAGTATCTGTAGCACGTTTAATAAGAGTAGCAGATGACCATTGTGCTCTTAATTTTAATCCAGGAGTACCATTAACCGTTGTGCTACCAGCAGATACTGTTACCTGACCAGCACCAGTTTGAAGTAAATTAATTTGAGTTCCGACAGGATAAGCAACAGATGAATTTGTTGGTACTGTAACTGTAATAGCAGAAGCATTATTAAATTCTACCAACTTACCAGCATCGGCAAGAACAAAAGTATAACTGGTTCCAGTCTGCGCATTCTGCGTAAGCGCTAAAGTAGCATAGGTAGATGCAGCAGTCGCTGATGTCAAATAGGTAGATGAAGCAGTTGACGTAGCCAACTTAGCATCAATCTGTGTCTGCACAGCAGAAGTTACGCCATCTAGGTAGCCCAGTTCTGTAGCAGATACTGTAGTTAGGGCTGTGCCAGCATTGGCTAGGTCACGTGCTTTAGTCATTGGTTACCTCCAAAGGTATGTATTGCATTGGAGCAATCCCAAGTGCAAGTTTCTTCATTAAGAACTGCTTCATCGTGACATTGTGGCGCGATAAAAGCATCAAGTCTTTCATTATATGAATCACCAATAGCAGCATAATGCTTGCGAATCCTGTGGTTGTAAGATGTTCTGATACAACGCTGACCCCTAAAGTTTCCATACCACTCTTCGGGAGTTAGCCCATCAATAAGTTCATTCTCATCTTTACCAGGAATTACTCCTGTGACAATATTGTTTTCATCAAGAAATGCATAGTGTGCCATTAGACAGTTACCGTTCCTGTTCCTGCTGTAAATGTATAAACCTTGTAACCAGTTGGAGTTGTCTTTGTATATGTAAGACCTCCGCCAATGCTTGTTAAGTCTGGCAAAGAATCAGCATAGCGAAGAATAACTACACCAGAACCACCGCTTCCACTGTATTGTCCGCTGTTAGCGTACATACCGCCACCGCCACCACCAGTGTTTGCTGTACCAGATACTCCACCAGCGCTACCAGAAGTAGATGCTGCTCCACCGCCAGCGGTTGCTGTTCCAGCAGTTCCGCCAGTGTTAATTGAGCCAACACCACCACCACCGCGAGCAACCGAAGTACCAGTAATGTTAGATGTAATACCTATACCACCATCAGGTGCTCGGTTTCCTGTACCATTTGCTGGCGCACCACCAGCACCACCACCAGAACCTGCTGGGTAATATGATGCTGCATAGTTTTGAGAACCTGCATAACCTTGATTAGCAGTACCAGAACCACCAGAGCGAATAACGCTATCGTTACCAATAGCACCACCACCAGAACCACCACCAACACCAGACCTAGTTCCAGAGTAACCTCCAGCACCACCACCACCAACGGTAGTAATTGTTCCAAATACTGATGAATCGCCGTTGCCACCGTCAATAGACATATTTCTACCAGCACCACCACCACCGACAGTCACTGTAAAACTTGAGCCAGTAGAGTATGTAACTGCAGATTCGGTTGTTCCACCGCCACCTGTTGTTCCAACAGAAGTACGATAACCACCAGCACCGCCACCGCCTGAGATTGCTCCGCCAGGAGTTCCTCCACCACCAGCAATTACAAGCCAGTCAAACGTAATAGCACTTAATGTTGTAATTGAATTTGATGCTGCGCTTGCCTCTGAATATCCAGTAGCATTTTTGCCTTTTACAGTAAATGTATATGCTGTGCTAGCGGAAAGACCAGATGCGGTTACTGGGCTAGAAGTTCCAGTTCCGTAAGATGTGCTACCAGAAAATACTTCGTAAATAGATACTGGTCCACCTTTTGTGGCTGCAGTAAATGGAACTGCTGCAGTTGACGACGTGTAAGTAGATACCGTACCAATAGTTGGTGCATCAGGTATGTCTACAACTTTACCCTTCTTGGGAGATGTTCTATTAATAGCCATAGTTATGCAGGTACTCCGTAAACAGAAAATGTTCCACCAGTAAATGATGCAGTTCCATTATATGGATAAACAACAATACTTGTAATAGCAACTGGATTTACGTAGGCATCATTAACATTGTAAAGACTGTCACTTACGCTTTCAACTTTATGTGGTGCCGCTTGGTCAATATTGTAAATCTTAAAACTAACAGCGTGAGCACTAGCAGTTGTGGTTCCAACATAAAAACTACTGTCATTGCCACTTTGAGCCCAAGCATAAGAACCAGCAGCAGTATCATTATTTGGTCTTATTCTAACTGGAGTTGATGCATTTTTTGTTATAGCATTTCCAACAATCCAAATATGCTTATACCCTGTAAAACCATTAAATGTCATAGATGTACCTGATGCAGTTGTGCTTGAAATTAACTGCCACTGTTCGTCAAGGTTTACACCTGATACTGTACCTACTGCCATTATGCAATCTCGCTTCCGAATGCGTTGAATGAAAGGTTTGCGCTTGATGCGTAAACTGTTACTACGTCTGTTGCGTTAAGGGTAAATCCAACTGTAATCATTGTTGAGTCAGACGCTGGTACTGTTGCACCGTATACGACATAGTGCTGAGCAGCCAGTGTTGCGCCTGCTGGACGTACAGCAATACGGAATGTAGCAGCAGTTGCTGCTTGGTTACATACCGAGATTGTTGATACTACAGTCTGCGTTGCAGACGGCACCGTGTATAGAGTAGTTGCTGTTGTCGCTGATGGGTTGACTTGCCCCAGGACTTTATAGGTTGTTGCCATTGATTATGCTCCCATCAAGAGGAATACGGTTGGTGTAGGGTCTGTTGTAATGGCTCCCCAAGAAGTTGTTGAACCATCGGTTGTTAGATATTTGCCAGAGTTTCCAGTCTGGCTAGGAAGTGGGTCATAGGCTGACCACTTCAAACCTGTTGCTGTGCTTGAGTCAGCCATAAGGACTTGTCCGTTAGAGCCAACCGTTAACTTGCCTGGTGTATCTGCAGATGTTGCTGCAATGATGTCACCCTTAGCATCGAATACTGAACGAGCAATTGAGTCTGCTAGTTCAAACGCTGTAAAGGTAATTACCTCTAGGATGTCACCAGCGGTCAATGCTGCAAGAGATGTAATGCTTGAGCCGTTAGAGGCTGTATAGTCAGATGTACGAGCAAGGAGTACACCATTGAGGTACACCTGCTCCTTACCTGCAATGTAGGAGAGTGTAAGTCCGTTGTCATCTGTGCCTGAGATTGTTGTCTCTCCGCCCGCTGCTGTGAAGCGGAAGCGGTAGATGTCTGCAGTTGAGGAGATTGAACCCCAGGCAGAACCTGTCCAAGCAAACATCTGATTAGAAGATGAGTTCCAGTAAATAGCACCAGTAACAAGTGCGTCACCGTCATTGTCTACAGATGGAGCAGTTGACTTAGCGCCAAGGTATCGGTCATCAAAGTTGTCATAGGTTGTTGCAGCGGCAGCGGCGGAGGCTGCAGCAGCAGTAGCAGAACCTGCCACAGTATCTACATACGCCTTTGTAGCAGCGTGTAGGTCTACTGTAGGAGCACCTGACAGTGTAAGAGCACCAGTCATTGTGCTTCCTGCCTTAAGTACGAATGACTCGTAAACAGTTCCACCTGACTGAATTGCGCTAGCAATCTCACCAAGAGTATCAAGCGTAGAAGGTGCTGAGTTAACTAGGTCTGCAACCTTAGTATCTACATACAACTTAGTCGCAGCATCTGCGTTATCTGTTGGTGTAGCAAGAGAAGTTACCTTCTGGCTGTTTAGTGATACTGAGCCAGTAGGGGCAGCCATCTGGTCTAGACGGCTTGTGCGTACCTGTGTATCAAAATCTGAGATAGTTGATGCCGCCTGTGTACCAGTGTGGTTAGCACGTGCGTATGGGTCAGATACCAACTTGGCTGCAGTGATAGTTCCGTCTGCAATATCTGAGGCTACGATAGTTCCGTCAACAATATCTGCGGAAGTAATAGTTCCACCAAGGTCCAACTTGGTTTTAGCAATTGCTGCTGTAGCAGATACGTCTGCGTTAACAATAGTTCCATTAGCAATCATTGTGCTAGTTACAGTGCCTGTATCAGCCTGTGTTACAGCAGTACCTGAAATCTTTGTTGCTGTGATAGCAGCAGAAGCATTGATATCAGCATCTACGATTGTGCCATTGGCAATCATTGTCGATGTGACTGTGCCAGTGTCTGTTGTGTACACACCGTTGGTTACTGTGCCAGCGTTACCTGAAACTGTGCCAGTTACGTTACCTGTCAAGTTACCAGTAAAGGTTCCTGCAATAGCGCCAGTACCTGTAATGGTTGGGCTAGTCAGTGTCTTGTTTGTAAGTGTCTGTGTACCAGTCAGTGTAACTACACCTGTAAGGGTGTTGCTTGCTGAGTCAATTGTTTTGTTTGTTAAAGTCTGTGTTGTGTCTGTACCGACAAGAGTTGTTGTAGCGTTAGGGATAGTAACTGTACGGTCTGCTGTAGGTTCTGCTGCAGTAAGAGTTGTCTCGTATGAGTCAGCAGTTGCTCCCTCAAATACGATACTTCCATCTCCAAGAGATAGGCTTGTAATTACTGGACTTGTAAGAGTTTTGTTAGTCAGTGTCTGTGTGTCTGTTGTTCCTACTACAGAGCCTGTAACGCCGTGGACTCCTGTGCTTGCCTCAATGTGAGTGTTAGCCTCACGGTAGTCACGACCGATAGCCATATGACGAACTACTGCACCTGCAGAGTGTGCCTGTCCAGTTGAACCATCAACACCACGGGTAATGGTTAGTGTATTAGTACTAACCGCCGTTACATCTACAATTTCTTCGAGCGCTGTATCTGGGTCAATGACAACCGTAAAGGTTTCGCCTGCAGAAATGGTAGTACCACCGAGCAGTGCTGTACCTGATACAACAGTTGCTGATGTACCAGATGATGTAAGTGCCGCAGTCAGCGTTGTTTGCTGAGAACGGGATGAGTATTTTCTAGTTGTCATTGCTGGTCCTTATCGGCGGGAGTAGTGAACACGAATTGGGTAGTTTGCCTGTTGAGATTTTGTCTCTTCGTTAAGACGCTGTGTGTAGAGCGCATAGAGTTGCTTAGTCGCACTCTGTGATGCACCATATGGGCGCTTGCTGTCAGTCTCATCCGCCTGTGGGCTGACCTGTGCTGCACGTGCTGGGTCAAGGAATGAGAGCAAGCGATAGGCTGCGCCTAGGATTACTACATCTCTTGTTGACTCAGGTAGTCCAGTTACTGTTGTGTATACATCTGTGTTTGCTGTAAAAGGGTTAGGGTCTGTTGCATAGATGACCTTGACTGTGCGACCAGAGATAGGTGCTTCACCTAGGGTTACAGTCTGTACTGTATCTGTACCAGTGACATACCCAAAAGCCTCAGGGTTTGCTACTGCATCAAAATCCCAGCGACGAATCGGAATCCACTCTTTGGTAGGTCCAATGTCTTGCCAGGTAAGGCTCAAGATATTCTTGACATTTAGATTAGCAAATGCGTATGTAGATACTGCAGCAGTGAAAGTAAAGGTTGTTGTCTTGACCGCAAAGATGTTTGCTCCAAGAGAGCGGATAGTGTCGTTGATAGCACGCTTGACGCTATGGCGTGGGAAGGTAGGTGAGATAGTAACCTTAGCGTCGGCTGTGTGTGTTGCTGCAGTAGTGCCAAGGTATCCACGTCCGTAAGGAGATACTGTCGCTGTATTTGCTACGCGGTCAAATGAATCAACCCACATCAACTCTTCGTCAATCTCAAGGATACCCTTACCTACTGAGTCGGTAGAACCGAGGCTAAGTACAAGAGGTGAGGCACTTGTAGAAGTTGTGGTTGTTACTGCAGACGTTAGGTGTGTGGCTCTATCTTGCTGGAATGTATATCCTGCAAGGTTGATTAGAACCTCATCAATCATATTGTTTAGAGTTGTCATTAGGCGTTAATGCTCCTTAGCGCTGCAGGGGCTGCAAGCCCAGTTGTTCCAGCAAGTTCATTGCAGATACCATCAATGTCCTTGAACTTGTCTCTTGTGCGTGCTGCCTGTGCCTTGATGTTAAGAGCACCTACAGTTGCAAGTCCAGTAGTTCCAGCCCAGGCATTAGCAGCGCCCTGTTCATCAAGTCCAGTAGTTCCAGCAAGCCTGTTAAGTTCTGCTGTCAGACTGCTACCTGCTTTGCCTAGTGCCATTGTTTAGCCTTTCTTGTAACGCTTTGGTAAAACTAAGTTAGATTGCTTTTCTACTCCACCAAAGAATGCTTTGTAGTAATGCTCGTCGAATGAGAATCTCTTCATATGTGGGACAGTAGCCCCTGTGTGACAGTAGACTGGAACCTCTGCCTTGTCACATACCGCAAAGAAATAAATATCTTCGCCCATAAATGTATTACCGACTCCTACTTCTGTAAAGAACGGAGCCTCTGGAAGTACCTCACGGATTCGGTCAACCACGCTGCGGTGCATTAGGACAAAGCCCATACCAGCCGCACCAACCTTGATAAGTTTGTTATCAGGTAGTGGGTGAACTCTTTGTATACCAACAACACCATCAGCCTCTGCAAACTCATATACCGTTGGCATAGGAATCATTAGTGGGTCTTCTGGTGTATCTGTTGTGAAGTAAACTCCAGTCATAATCGGACGCTCCTTGGCGTCCTTATTGTCCCAGAGTAACTTAAACTTATCGACACTGATAACTACATCTGAGTCAACCCAGAGTAGCCAGTCTGTCTTCTTTTGCTCATACCAGTAGTTGATTACCTTCTCACGCTGTCTAGCAATCTGATTGCCCTGACTGCGAAGTGAGGTATCAAATGCAATACCAGACTTGAGTATTACATCAACTACTCCCTGCATAAACTTTCCATCTACATTACCATTGTCGCACCAGGCGATTGATACTGTCTCTTGCATTGTCCCCTACTTTCTTACTTGCCTCTATACTTTGCTGTCTTCTTAGCAATTGACTTAGGTTGCTTTACAAACTGCTTACCCTTTGAATTGCCTTCAGCCTTAGCCTTATTAGTTGCAGCCTTCTCTGCTGGGCTTAAAGCAGCCCACGCAGCCTCAGGTAAATATCTCTTCTTACCCTTAGATGGCTTACCATCAGAAGTCTTCCACTTCTGTGCAGTCCACTTCTTAAGTGACTTCTGTGACTTAGCGAGTGCCATTACTTGTAACCTCCGCCAGCCTTCTTATATTGAACCGCAAGCAACTGGGCTTTACGAGCAGACCATTCCCCAGGGTCTCCACCCTTAGAGCCAGCCTTAATCTTCTTAAATAAAGCAGCACGCATCGCAGGCTTAGTGTAGTTGCCAGCGGCATTTACTTTTGACTTAGCCTTCTTCTTTGCTACCATTTTACTTTATCCGCCCAGTATGCTGCACTCATCTTACCCTTAGCAATGTTCGCCTTGTGGCGAGCCTTGAATGACTTCTGACGGGCGGTTGGCTTCTTGTCGCCAGTAACACCCTGTTGACCAAAGCGAATAGTCTTAACCTTTGCACCTTCTTTAGCCACAACAACATGTGATTTGGTTGGGTGGTTAGGCGTACGCTTTGGCTTGTTAAAGCCTGATACTCCTGCTCGCTTTAGTCTTGGGTCATTCATTAGTAGTTGCTCATCCCTGGGTTATTCATGAAAGCCCATTTTTCTTCTGGTGTCATATTAGATGGGCTTGTACGGTCCTTGTATGCTTCTTGTGCTTTCTTAATGCGAGCACGTTCTTGCGCCTTGCGCTGCTCAACAGTAAGAGGAGGTGACTTCTTGACTGGTGGCTTTGGCTTAGGTGTAGGAGTTGCTTTCGCCTTAGAGTTCAAATAGTCCTGAACCGCTTTTCTGCGTTGAGCTTCGGTCCACTTTTCCACTTACTTCTTCTTGCCCATCTTCTTCATAGCAGCCTTCTTGACAACCTTCTTCATTGGCTTGCCTGACTTCTTGGCTTCCATCTTTGCCATTGCCATGCCTTTTGCTGTGTATGGGAATTCTTTCTTTCCGACCTTTGGCATTATACCGCTCCTATTTCCTTGAGTACTTCAGTTGTTTTTTTGTTTATATCTTTTGTCTTCGGCATAGTCTCGGCGTTATACGCTCTGCCTAGTGTCGCTGACGCTTCGTACGCTGCTTCAACGTGGGCACGTGTAGTGCCCGCTGGCTGTATACCTTGTGCTCTTGCATCTCGGTAAGCCTGCAACTCTGATGTCCACTTCTTGTCTGAGATGTCTCTGGTAGCATCACCAGTTCCCAGTTCAAGAGTTCCTATCTTACAACCAAAGCAACCTTCAACATATTCAGGATGCTTTTGGATTCGATGTAGATTCATTTGTCCCCTACTGTGCTGTAAAGTTATCCTCTGTTACTCCGATACCTGCTGCAAGCAGTTCAGCTTTAACAGTGTCATCTACTGTGTGGTTGTACCCACCACGGTAGACTGCGTCATAGTCAAGAAGGTCTTCATCTACTGCGTAGCGTAGCGTCGAGTATGTACCACCAGACTTAACTACAGTAATACCACGCTTTAACTTGTAGAAGTAGAACAAGCGGGCACCGCCTGCTGGGCCTTCATCCACCGTTGGTGGTCTGAATGTATAGTTTGCCATTGTTCTCCCTAATGAACTTACTGATGAGGCTAGGTTTCCCTAGCCCCACCCGTCAATCAATTAAGCGATTGATGAACCTGATTCGATTCGGTATAGTGCTTCTTCGCGGTAGCGAGCAAAGCCTAGTACGCCGTACCAACCCATTGGGCGGTGACGCATGAGCTTGTCAACTACTGGTCCGATGACTACATGTGGCTCTTCTGCCACTGCTTCTGCAAGTGCTTGCTGTCCGCAGATGATTGTGCGGTAGTTGCGTGCAGATGATGCTCCGTCTGTTGCGTTGTAGAGACGTGAGGATTCTACGAAGTATGCACCTTCGTATGTTCCAATTTCTCCTGCCCAGATGCGGTCCTGTGATGAACCGTACTGGTTTGGAAGAAGCCATCCTGCTGAACCTGTCTCAGCGCGGAGGTCGTGTGATACTTCTGGGTGGATACCAGCCCAGTAGAGTGAACCCTTGCGACCTGTTGCCTTGTTAGCACGAAGCTTAGCAACTGCCTTGCGAACGTTTGCTGATGCAAGTGTCGCTGCTGCAGTAATTGTTGCTGTTGAAGTTGCTGTTGCACCTGCGTAGATGACGTTTGAGCCACCACGAAGTGTTGTCATTGCTACTGAGTCGATTGAGTCAGCGAGGTTGAATGCAATGATGTTAGCAATTGCTGGGTCAACATCAGCAAGTGAGAAGAGTTCAAGCGCACGTGTTACCAATACTGAGTTACCGTACTCGTTAAGAGTAATTGTAACTGAGGTTGGTGTTGATAGCGCTACTGCATCTGGGTCAGTATCTTCTGTGAGTGCTGTTGTTGCAGCTGAAAGGTCAACGTACTTCTGGAGTACTACTGTTGAACCTGGGATTGACTGTTGTGCTGGACGCTTGTCAGCGACTGAGCGAATGAGTGGCTCTGAGCGGAGTGCGAACTCCAAGAGACGGTCATAAGCCTTCTGGACAAGACCAGCAGCACCAGCGGTACCACCAAGTGTGGCGGAACCTGTTGATGTAAATGCGTTTGCCATTTAGGTTATATTCCTTTAGTTAGAAACTATGATTATTTTTGTGAGTAGATAAGATTAATGACATCCTCTGCTGATTGTGCTTGGTCGAGGCGTAAGTTCATATCTTCTGCTCTGTCAGGTGTTATTGCACCCTGCGTGAGAATGTCTTGCTGACGTAATGCAGCACGGTCAACCTCACTTACTACAGGTGCTTCCTGGCTAACTTGGATTCCGAACAAGTCCGCGTTATCATCGAGCCAGCCATTGACTGTCTCTTCGTTAACATCGTCTAGGTCCTTAAGAATCAAGCGAGTTGCCTTTGGATTGACACCTTTCTTTTCTAAGACTTCTTTGACAGTTCGCTCACGCTGCACCTTGGATAGACTCTCAAGTTGCTCAGTAAGTTCCTTGATACGCTTCTCATCAGCACGCTTTGCCTTCCGCAACTGCTTTAGCAGATTGCTTCCGTCACCGTCCTGTGTTGGTGTATCGAGGTCATCGTCTTCGTCGTCCCAGTAATTGTTGCTCATAGCAACCACCCTTCTCTCTTTGTTTGTAGTTCGCAGGCCACAACACATACTCGGGGAAGTATGCTGGCTCCTACTCTCGGTCTTTTACGCTGTACGGGGCCGATAGGTCCGTCCAGGAATTTAGATTTGTCCTGCTGTTCTTCCAGTTGAAAGTCCACCACGTGCTATACCAGCAGAACCACTAAAGGTTGCTGCTTCTGTAGCTGCCAGCTTCTGACGCTTACGCTGTGCAGATGCCAACTGGTTGAAGACTTCTTGCTCTGCTTCATCTTGGCCATAACTCTCAAGAGTTGCGCCATAGATTTCGCTGAGCTTGGAAGCAGTAGGTAGGATATCCGCAATTGTTGCGTAACCCTTCTGTGCTTCAGCTTGTGATACACCTTGTGCAGCAAGCTGTTCAGATACTGCGACATCGGAACGTAGTCCCTGCTTAGCTGCAGCCACACCAATTTCGGCTGCTGCAACCTGACGTTGAATCTTCTGGAACTGCTGGTTAGGGTCAAGTACATATGCGACTAGGTCGTTCTGTCCAATGCCGTAGTAGTCGGTAAGTTGTGATAGAATTGCTGGGTCAGCATTCTGTACACGCTGCACCGCTGTGACGACGCGGTTAGAAAGTTCGGTTGCAGATACATCGTTAGAAATAAACTGCTTGACATACTCGTCAGTATCGAATCGTGTTAGTCCATATGAGCGCAACACCTGACGGTATGAATCCTCAAGGTTAAGGTAATCTCCTGGGCTTAGGACTGAAAGGTTCTTCTTGATGCGGTCAGCGTTAGCTGAGAATCGCTTCTGATATTCTGGAGTCTCCTGTAGTGCAAGAGTAATTGTTGCCTCAGTTGCGCCGTCAATAGCCAGGTCTCTAATTTTGTTAGCAAGGGAGCCAAGTCCATACTGGTTGAATCGAGCAGTGACTGCAGCAATTGCAGACTGACGATTTGCTTCTCTTGCACGTGCAGCTTCTGCTGCAGCCTGCTGCTGTTGAGCTGCAAGCATCTGCATGAACGCATCGCTTTGAGTGTTCGTCTGCATCTGAGATTTTCTAAGTCTGTCTTCAGCTTCTCTACGTGCAGCCTCCGCTGCAGCTAAAGCTGCTGCTGAGTTAGCTCTTTCAACAGCAAGGTTTGCTTCAGCCAATTGAGCTGCTGCTTGTTGTGCTCTTGCTACATCTTGCGGGTCCGCGAATGGTGCGCTTGCTGCAGCTCTTGCTGCAATTTCTTCTGTAGTGTACTTCTTGGGAGCTGGAGTAGAAACGGCTGGCCCTATGTTAAGTATTGCTTTTTCTGCTGCTGTAAGGGTTTGCCCTGAGGTAAGCTTTCTTAGCGCCTCTCTTGAATCAGCCATTATGCTAGACCCCAATCTTTAAGAACTTTGAGTGACAGGGTGTCCATTGTGTCACGTGCATTGTTAGTGTACTCCCACTCAACTGTGTTGCGTAGTTCCTTTTCGAACTGCCAGATTGGCTTAACGAAAGGCTTACCATCTGGCCCTACAGACTGAAGTGCTTTGCGTAGATGTGGGTTAGTCCAGGTTACTGAATCTGGGTCAACCTCTAGGATGTTTGCAATAGAACTCTTGTATGCTGATGCTAAAGAGTCAAGGCTTACACCCTTTGAAATTTGTTCAGAGTATACTGGGTATGCACTTGCTGCGTCTACACGCACCTGGTTCTTCAGGTCATCAATTGTCATCATACCAGTAAATACATCGCGTGTCCACTTGTCGTACTGTGCTGGGCTGTATGACATACCAAATGAGTTGGCGTATGACTTAAGTGAGTCAGCAGTTTGTAGTGCGTCTCCACCTAGCTGCTTGCCTGCTGGCACCTTTGCGAGCGCCTTGGTGTCAACGATATTGTCTGACCATCCAGCAAGGTATGCTTCTTCTAGGAAGGCATCATCTATTTCACGAATACCTTCTTGGGACAAGCGCTTGCGCTGCTTAATCTTATAGTCTTCAAGCTTCTGAGCATAGATGCCAGGCTTCGCTGTCTTCTCAAGGGTACGAGAACTTGTTGCCTCTGATACGTTCTTGTAGTAGTCAGTCTTATAGTATTCGATTTCTGCCTGAGCATAATCCTTGGCTTGCCACAAATCATAGATGCGCTGTAGCTCAGGGTATGCCTCAATAAGTGCAGCAGTTAGACCAAACTTGTTTTCAATTGGTTGCTCTTCGTAACCTGCTGGCGCTCCGCCAATCGTAACTGTAGGTCTTAGCGCCATATTACTTACCTAGCTTTCCAATAAAGTCAGCAAACTCAATGCTTTCTGCCTGTGCTAAATCTTCCTGAACTTCAGGTGCACCAGTTTCAATCTTCTGCTTAACCATGGCCTCAGCACCAGCTTGTGTGAATCCTGGTGTGTATACTGCTTTAGCTTCACCCTTAGGTGTAACAGTAGAACCCTTGTTAATGACAGCCTCTAATTCGCTGCGGCGAGCCGCAAACTCTTCAGCATTAGGGTCACGCCTTAGTGTTGACTGATATACACCACGGATAAGAGTATCGATAACTAATGGGTCCTGTAGTTGTACAGTAGTCTTTGGACCCTTGTATCCATCACCGTCAAGTCCTGGAATGTAGTCAGCTTGTAGCTGCTGGTACAATTCACCAAAGGAACTTGCCTTTGATGTCATATCTCCATACTCAACTGTCAACGCAATCTTTGCTTCCTGCACTCCCTGTACTGGGCGTCCAAGCTTCTTAAGCATTGCAGCGATAGCTGACCATTGGTCACGGCTAAATGATGACAATAAGTCTACATCAGCCATGCCTCCAGCAAGTGGGTCTACAGTAATGCCGCGCTTTTTTAATTCAGCATTGATGCTATCCATAAATGGTTTTGACTGCATGGGGCTTTGTGTGGCCTGTGGGCTAGGTACAGCGCTAGGTAATCCCTGCTCTGAACCAGCTCCAATTCTATTTACCATTATTCTTGCCCTTCGTATACAAAGTCAAACTTGTCATTCTTGAAGTATCTGTCATGGAACTTAGCGAACTCAGTATTCTGGGCACGCATAGCTGCCACGGTTGATGCAACTTCATCACGCAACCAGCTAACCTTCTTGGCATCGATAGTTGTATTCATAGCCTCTAGGCGCTTTGAAACATCATATCGGTACTGCATGTAGTTAAGGATAAGTTCCCACTTAGGTTGCTTTGAAAGATTGTTCCATAGTTTATCGTCCTCGATAGCTACGGTCAATGCAATTACTGTGTCAGCCTGGCGGCTTCCAGCACCACCTTGAGCCTGCTTATCGTATTCGGTGAACCAGATAGGGTTATCCTTTTTCTGCGCTTCAACGAAGCCATCCACATACTTATTTACAATTGCCTGCCCATACTTACCTGTAGGGTCAATTGGGGTTGCTGCATTCTTTAGTTGCTCTTCAACGATTGATTGCAACTTAAAGAAGTCATTCCATCCCTTGCTGACTAAAGCGGAGCGGCCCTGCTGGAATGCATCCGCAGAATCCCTGAACCTCTTTGTTGTTCCAGGTATCTTTGTTCTGCTTAGATAAGCCTGAGCAGAAGAAGAGAACGCATAGTCTTCATCATTAAAGATTGAGCCAAGGGTAGTCAAGTCACCCTTCTCGCCGATAGCTGAAACAATGTTTCGTATAGAATCTTTGTTACGCTTAATTAGGCTTACTGCTGTTTTGTCGGGGCGAATACCAGACACTGGGTCAGTAAGTCTCTCGGCAAGCATAAAGTATTCTGGGTACTTCTCCACGAACATCTCTGTTGCTTCAGCACCATAAGCATCCTGCATCTTGTTGAGGATGTCTACATATCCACTAACAGCAGTAACCAATCGGCCCTGTACTGGTAGTGTGGATGCACTTAAGAAGCGCAGGATTGATGTGTAGAAAGACTTCTTCTCAGCCTGTACTGCAATCTCTGAGTACTCTTGAGCGTTTGGCTTGCGGCCATTGTTGTCCTTGATAAACTGCACCATCTCAGTATCGATAAACATCTTAACATCTTTGTTGAACTGCTCACCATCCTGAGATAATTTAGCAGAGAAGACCTGAGACAAACGGCGAGCCGTGTTTGGAGTCAATGCATTCAAAGAGTTCTGCTGCACACCAAATGGTAGAACCACGTCGATGAACCTATTCTCAATGTTCGTACGACGAGCAAACTCATTTACGCTTGCTGCTGCAAATGGGTGGAACGAGATAATGTCGCCACCAGTTGGGTTATCTGGGTTGAACCAAGATGTAGGAATACGAGACTTTAGGCCGAAGTATGGTAGGTCAACTTCAAAGTACTGTGTACCATTTGAGTCTTCCTGTACATCTGAAATCATTTCTGGCAATGAAGCAAACTTGAGCTTCTTAACCAAGAAGTCAGGGTGTTCCATTGTGATTCGGCCGTATGCTCTGAACTGTTCTACTACCGCAGGGAAGAACGCCAGTAGATAGTTTGTCCATCCAGCATAGTTCATGTTGCGGTGGAAGGAGTTAAGCTTCTCACGGTATTCGCGTAGAGCAAACTCACGGGCACGCTGTTCAAAGCGAGCCTTGTCCTTTGCTGTTAGCACACGGTTCTGGGAGTTGGCAACCCATATCTGGGACTGCAATTCCTGCTCGTACTTAACTCTAAAGTATGGGTTAAATGCCAACTTAGATGTAGGCATAGTCGACAACCATGCAACCGCATCCTTAGTTAATTGACGACCCTGAGTATAGAAGTTACTTGTTCCAATCATGTCATCAACCATGTCGCCAAATACTGGTGGACGCTGGTTAACATCTGGATACAGCTTCTTAAGTTCTAGGATAGATAGCTTGTCCTCAATAATCAGCTTCTTGAGCTGAGGTGTAGGAGCATACATATCTACAAGAGTCTTGACTCTTTCGTAGATTTCGATAGCATCGCTACGCTTAGCAGCGAATCGGTCCATATAACTAAAACCCTCGTTACTTTTTAAGAAGCCTACAATAGTTGCATCGCTTCTTCCTTGAAGTACCATACGAGCTACTGGGTCAAAACGAATCTTGTCGTTAAGGATTTGCTCCCAAGCAAGGAGGTGGGTTGCCTCATCTGCTGGTAGAACCGCACGTGAACCAGTACGACTACGGCGTGCATTCTCAATAGCAAGTTCCTTGACGGATGCCATCGCTCGGCGAAGGTCATCCTTCTGTGTAATCTTGGACATAAATAACTGGCCAAAGCGTCCCGCACCTGCAGCCTCGAATACTTCTCCGTCAATCTCAACTGTTTGCCTGCGAATTCTATTTGGCTTAATACCTTGAATCGCTGCATTCTCTCTAGCGCGGAGCATTTTTATGTTAGACTGAATGGTTTGATAGTGCTGAATATCGACAAGAAGGCTTGATTTAATCTTCTTTGGTGGATTAGCTGGGTCATAACCAGCAGCCTTGAGCTGCTTCCCCAAACTATTAAGAACCACCTGACGTGAATCAATTTCTTCACGCAAGAAAGCAATATTCTTATTCTTATCTAGCTTACCACCAAGCCAGCGATTTGCACGTGTGACCGTGTTGCTTGTATTCAGGATAGCGTCGATAGCGTCCTCGCCAAGCTTGGACCATACATCAAATAGTACGGCATCTCCCCAGGCACGGATGTGCGAATCTTTGATAACGTTAGCTGGGTATCCAGTACGAAGCAATGTTCCTGTACGCCATAGACCATTAAGTTCATCAGCAATCAAACGTGCTGCATCCTTAGTCTGCATACCGATAGTTGCTGCCTTGCCGTTGCGCTTAGCGAATTCAGCTAGCGCCTTATCGGCCACTGTCCAGTCTGGAAGCATGCTACCATTTGCAAGTTGAGTGATTAGTTGTGGGTCGCTAATCAAAGTCATAGGGTCCTGAGGGTCATTCATATAACCCTCTTTGAAGTTGTTAGCCCGACGGGCTTCAACCTGGATTAAACGGTGATTGGCAATGTATGATTCAATTGCTTCGTCAACAATCATAGGTGCAATCTTATGCTTGTTAGCTAAAAGCTTGAACCCAGTTGCAACATATTCTTCAATAACAAGGTTCTTTTCAGACTCTGTTCGAGCTGTAGTCCACTTGTCAAATACTCTTACATTGTTGTCGGCAACAGATGCTCCGACCTTCTCTGCTTCACGTAGGCTAGCAGCAATACGTGTGTTGGCAATTACTGGTTCATTATAGTTAACTACACCATTAGGAGCATCATTAGTAATTCTATCTACGCCACGGATAACTGGAGATAATGGGTTCTTTTGATAAGCCCACTGGTATGCTCTACCAATTCCAGTTTCAGGAATAAAGTCTGATGTACCAGCAACAGAGCGAGCTGCAGTTTCCTTAGCAAAGTCATTGCGAATCTTCTCAATATAGGCCCAGCGAGATACGGTCCTATTTTTCATAGCACCGTCTAGCTGTAAAGCATCATCAAGCCACTGTGTTTCTTTACGCAGCGCTTGGGCTTCTGCCTTGACCATATCTAAGTTATCAGTAAATCTTTTTGACAAAGGAATTAAATTACCCTTGTATTCAAAGTTAATGATGCCACCCTTGCTAACGGACTGGATAGCATCTTCATATCTAGCAAACTCGGCAAATGTTGAGGCGTGCTTCTTAGCTAATTCCTCGATAGCTGGAAGGTATCCTTGACCAACTAAAGCTAAATTGCCAATCTCCTCAAAGCTTTTACCAGCAAATAGGTGTGCAGATACCTGACCTATTTCGCTATCAAAGTCTTTACGGGCAGCAATTTCATATCCCTTGCTGTTCTGAAAGAATTCGAATACTGGCTTGTATGGTGTATCTTCGCCAGCCATGGTACGTTTAATTAAATCTACATTTTGCTCAAGACGCTTAGCTACACGCTGTGCTTCACCAGGACCAAATATCTTGCGCTGAAAACCAGTCATTGGTTCTACAAGCGGACGTACTGTAGCGCTACGAACAGCAGCTCCTGTAAGTTTAGCAGCAGCAACGTCAGCACCAAATGCTAGTTCTGCGCCGAAGTTAAGAAACCCAGATGTCACAGCACCGATACCCTTAGTGGTATCTCCCATTGTCTTAAAGCCTGGAATCTGCGCAATAACGTTGCGAGTTACATCGCGGCCCAAGTTATATCTAACCTGACCAGCTTCACTTTCAGAAAACTTTGCAGATGTATTAAGAGTCTTGCTTAGCTGTGCACCAAACTCTGTTTCAGCTACATCGCGTTGAGCCTTACCAGCTAGGGCTACACCGAGTGATGCACCAGCGATTGCTCCTGCTGGCCCAAGTGCTGAACCTAAGACACCACCAATAGCTCCACCCGCAAGCATAGTAAGACCAGTTAGCAGCCCCATGCCAGTGTTCTTTTCGCTTACGTCACGGACGAATGCATAGTTAGAACGGAAGTTTTTTGCACCAGCTTGGAGTAATGTTGTTGCTCCACCATTGGTTGCTTTGTCAATGCCAATAATTCCAAGGCCTGCACCTGCGCCTACGACTGCTCCAACTGGTCCACCGACTAGGAGGCCAAGGGTTCCAGATGTAAGTACTGGGTTAAAGGTTGCCACATTCACCGCAGTTTTGCGTACAGTTTCTACAGAATCATTCCAATGTCCTGGATTTTCTGGTAGTTTATTGGCAAGTTCTAGTGTGGTTCCGAAGCCGACACGGCCACCAGTGACATCAGGTGGTAATGCTTTTGCGCCTCCGAGACCAAACTGAATCCCAGCCATTTTATCAAAGACATTTGGTGCCATCAGATAAGAGTCCTCAAGTAATTCATATACTCTTTAGTGGACTGTGGTGTATCAGGTTGGTTGGCCCATACTTCCATCAGTGGGAAAAAGCTGCGTAGTTGCTCCATATCAGGTGCAATTTCTTGCTGTGCAGGAGTGCCAAGCATCATGCGTGTTTCTGGTGTAGAACCAAAACGTACATCTTGGTCTGGCAGTTCAGTCTCCGCTGTTAGTGGAGTTACTGCTGGTAGTGAAGGAACTGGCGTGCTTGGTGTTGCAGACGCAACGGTACGCAAAGCCTTATTACCTTCAACGCGTGATTTGTTGATAGCCTTGTTTTGACCGTAGGCAAAGTTCTTATAGTCGCCAGACTGTCCATCTCCACCAGTCAAAGAAACATTTGCTGGGTTATTCTGTGGGGCGTCTGGTCGCATTCCCCCTCTATTTTCAGCCATGTTTCCTCCTATTTAGAATGCTTAAATTGTGTTTTAGATATGTAAGGACCTGATGTAAATGCTGATACTTGAGATGCAATATCCATCGCTTCGTATGCATCCGCTCCTGCGTATAGTGCACCTATTGCAAAATAGGCTCCGCTGCCTGCTGCATATACGCCAGATTCATTCTGACTTACGCTAAGCTCATCATCAATATCAAAGATTTCGCCACATACTGCAATCAGAAACTGGAATCTCTGCTCAGTTCTAGGCTCATCAAAGTTGAATCCGTTAGCAGATAAAGTTCTGCGCAATGACGGCATTGCTTTAGAAATCATAAAGTGGTACAAATCGGACTTATCCGACTTAGTGGGAGTTGGTGGGTCCCAGATATGCTGTGCTACATCGCAAGGTAATACTTCACCAGAGCCTGCGATTAAATAACCGTTGCGCTCTGAAATCTTTTTTGTATTAGGATGCTTGTAAATATAACCAGAATCATCAGTAGTTTGGCTGTCAGCAACTAAGATGCAATCTTTATCGTATTGAATGCCGATAATTGTTGTCATTGTCCCCCGCCTTCGTTATCTACGTCGAATAGTTCTTACGCTTGCGGAAGGTGTTCCGCTGCTTGATAGTCCTGATAGTAAGCTCATAATATCCTGTGGTGCTTCAGGTGCTCCGCCCATAGGAGAAGCGCCTCCTGCTGGAACGCCTTCAGGAGCAGGGGACGGTTGCTCAACTGATTCTGGTGCCCCAGCAGGAGGAACTGGTTGCTGCTGTGGCGCGAAGATGTCACCAACGACTTCTTCAATTGCCTGTCCCTTTTGGCGTGCCTTAATTACAGCGGCAATCTGACGCACTACTTCAGAAGCGTCCTGGCCTTGCATAGCCATCTGTGGTATCGCTTGAGAGAGTGCAGTAATGGAACCAAGAAGAGATTCTCTCATCTTCTCGATTTCAATCTTTTCTAGTTCTTGTGTTACGTTGACGGTGAATGGAAGTTCACGCATCGCCATATCTTTAGATATGAGCCCGCCGCCTAGGGCTTGCAACATAAAGATAAGTCCCTGTGCTGGGTTCAAACCAGCTAGCATTCCATAACGAACGTCAGCAGAGTAGTCTTGCTTGATATCCTTTGATGGTTTGTATGTGATTTCGTAAGGAGAGCCAGCGTCTACACCACGAATTGTCTTCTCTTCTGGGTAGATAAGCTCATCAACTTCAAAACATAGGCTGATTACATCACGAAGTGCAGCAGCAAAGATAGCCTGAGCTGACTTAACCTGTGTATCAAAGGCTCCCATAAGAGCCTGTACGCCTTGTCCTGTAACAATAGACGCGTTGACGTTACCAGTACGTCCCTCAGGGTAACGAGTGCCAACGCGAAGTTCCTGGTTAAGAAGTGTTTGCTCAGTGAATGCACCTTGTGGGATTGTAAGTTCTACGCGGCGTACGCCTGCTGGGTTGGATGTACGGATAACCGCATCCCCACCAAGCTGTAGTTCCTGTACATCCTGTGGTAGTACAATAGGTGACTGAACAGACTTCTCTGCAGCTTCCATAGCAAGCAACGCGAAGCGGTTGCGCAGAAGCTGGATACCTAGTACATCATCAAACTGTCCACGTAGTTCACCATCGATAGATGGCTTACGTGCAACAACAATCATCATCTTTCCTAGTGGATTCTTTGCTTGTGAAAGAACTAGGTTATCCTTTGATGGGATGTAGATAACTGACTGGTCTTTATCGTAGTAGCGAATCAATTCAACTTGAGCAGTTAGGTCCTGCTTGTAACCCATAGGTCCAAGTAGAGCTCTATCATACTCTGGGAACATTGAAACAAGTTCCCCTAGTGTCATTGTGTATCGCTTAGCGAAAGCTACGCAACGTCCATAGCGGTCAAATTCTGGGTAAGCACCAATTGGGTTTTCTATGCGGATACGTGGTAGTTTCGATTCCTCGTCCAATTCAATTAAGAATGGGAGGAAACCATATGTGATATACCAGTCAGCACCTGAGTACATCTGCACTGACAAATCTGAGTGCTGGAAGTAATTAGCCGCAATACGTGTGCGCTTATCAGCAAACTGACGCGCTCTATCTGAAGTCTGGTTGGCTGCTGAGCAGTTTACTGCTGGTAGTGGAGCCATAACTTCCGACAAGTCGCGGGCGACAATATCGACAAAGTTTGCTACTACGTTAGTATCTACACCATCTGGAAAGAAGTCTGGGTAAACTTCTGAAATCTTTCCTTTACGGACAGCAAGGACGTCAAGGTTACGCTGGTCGCGGTCATGATGGCGATAGCGCAGCGATTGCACACGGGCAGCAACCTGCTCCATTGATAATGTCATTGTAGTCCTAACGATTTATTATTTAGAATTAATTTTAATTGTTTTTGAAGGTTTTCCAGTTTGATGTGAAGCAATTGCTGCTTCTGCCTGAGCCATACGGCCACTTTTTCTTTGCTGAAGTTCCCAAGATTTTAAGCTATTTGTAATTTTATTTATTGCTGGATTCTTTTTTGCTGGAACAACTTTTACAGATGAAGGTGGAAATGACTGACTGTAAACTGGGTTAACATTTTTTCCGCCTCCGCCAGTGATACCACCAGCACCTCTTGAGCCTCCGCCTACACCCATTTCGCCACGACTTGAAATTGCCATAATGTATCCTAACTATAAGTTTGTGACCATTGCTCTGCAAAGGCCTCATCTAAATTGATTGAACCGCGGTTATACATCTGTGCTCTTGTGGCCCAACGGTTTGTTTGGTACTGTCCCACTCTTGATGTATTCTGCATCAACTCACGAACGCGGATGATTGCAAACCATAAAGCCATCACAGTATCTGTGGGGTTCTTGGTGTCTGGCTTCCAGGTAATCAGTTGCTGTACTAGCGTCTTGATACCTTCTGAGCCTTCGTTGCTTGGAATCTCTATGATGTTATTGTCCTGGAAACGCCCATCGCGGGTGTTACCGAAGAGCATAGCCATAGAAGCTACACCAAAAGAAGTGTCCCACTTATTCTTACCAGTAAAGTGTGAGTTTAACTGGCAGCCATATGAGGCTAGAAAGCTTCTTAGGTTCTCATCCAGGGCGTAAGCCTTCTGGTGAGCATTGATTTCAATACGTAGTTCCTGAGGACGGTACTTGTCCACCCAGTCCTCAATCAGATTTTGAATCTTATCTGGTGAAGGCTCTGTCATATTGACACAATCAAGAATATAAATCTTACCGTCAGCCTTGTTGTATGTAACTACAACCGCACCTGTTGCTCCCTGCATTGCTGGGTCTAGGCCCATTACAGTGTAGCTACCCTCAACATGTCTAGGATGTCCTGGGGTACCTGGCTTTAGGACGCCCCTCTTACGCATTCCATTGATGCTTCCTGCGACGCAGGTTGGGGAGAAGATTGAATCTTCGGTGACATCTTCCTGCTGATAAACCATCGCCCATACTGCGGGAGAGACCTGAGAGCGACGCTTAAATAGCGAGGGTCCATCCCACTTGGGGAAGTTCCCATTTGGTAGTGGGTCATCTTTCGCATTTTCCTGTTGGTCCGATTCAGGCCAGAGTGTTTTCCACTTCTCTGGGTTCTCGTCAAATTCTAGTACGGCTGGCATAGCGCAGTATGTGAAAGGCGCTACACCACCGCTCCATTGTCCTGGGTCACGGAGCATCTTATAGAGGTCCACGGGCGCGACACGGGTTCCTACAATAATTAGTTTTCCGTGCCGCCCCAGGCGTGTGATGACTTCCTTCTGGAGCCATTCAAGTTGTTTTTCCCACTCATGGGCATTTGCTCCCATTACGGCGTCATCAACGATAATCAGGTCAGCGCGAGCACCGTAAATCTGAGAGCCCATACCAAGGGCCTGAACGGTAGGGTCTTTCTCGCCTGAGTCACGTCCCGTACCTAGGTAAATCATATCAGCAGACCATTGTGTTGCATCGGCCTTGTATCCGCCGTTAGGACCGAAGGCCGTCTGCAACTTAATATATGCTGGATGTGAAAGTCTTGTCTTAATCGCCCCAAGGAACTTGCGGGCCATACCTTGCGTCTTGGAGACGATGATGACTCGCATGTTGGGGTTAGTCACGATTTTGTAGGTGACATAGTTTGTGGTGATGGTAGTCGACTTGGCGTGCTCGGGTGGCACGTTAATCAGTACTCTGTCAGGCTCGCCTGGCTCGTAGGTCATACCCGCTGGTTGCCAGCGTGGGGGTAAACCCTCCATCATATCCAGCCAGTTGAGCTGGTGGGGGAAGAGCTTGCTATCTAGGAACTGCTCGCAGAAGTCGACGAAGGAGATATCCTTTAAGTCGGCTAAGTCGGACTTGACGCCCTTACCCTCTAGGCGGGCCTTGTCGGCTCGCTCCTTGAAGTCGGCATCTGTGGCGCACCATTGACGGAAAGTCACGTCGTTGCGGCCTACAGTACCCATAGCGGCTATCACAGTCGCGCCCTGGGCTAGCGCCATCAGGACTCGCTCCTGGGCCTCAGCCTTCGGTACATCCTGTTTTCCTGGCTTGCGTCCCATTGGTTAAATCTCCTCAGATATCGCTGTTATAACGGTACCTTGTTAGCGATATAACTCTCCCATATATATTATATTATATATTATATAGGAG